GGGGAATGTGGAATTGTTGTATTAGGACTCTACTGCTGGAGTTGCCGCTGGCGCTGCCATAGCTCAGGGCGCGTCGTTACCCGGCAAAACTTTTCTAGGAGCTAATGCCTAGGCAGCAAGGCCCATCGCCATGTCTGTCCAGGTTACATATATAGGAACTGAGACCAACCGAGCCGGCTACATTCACTACGGTGCTTGTAGTGGCAACCAAGTCATTAGCGGGTCCACGTACCAAGTTTCCGGTCTTGCTCCGGTTCTTGGGAACTTCGAGCGTACACCTGCGGACGTCATTCAAATGAGTTGGCGTCCCAACCCCACGGATTTGGACTACAATTCACCTAATTTGCCAGTCACTGATGTGGCTACTTCTTAGGCGTTGTGCTTCGCCTTCGAGGGGTTGACTCCAGGCAACGGTCTGATGTTCAGAACCACTGTTGTGTGGGAGTGGATTCCTCTAGTGTCGGCTGGTATCATGAATCCCAGTGGGGACAAAGCCTCCACAGGCTCTCTTTCCTCTGTTGTTAACATGATTGAGTAGGCTGGGTGGAATTGGACCTCACATTTGGGGAGCGCCTTAGCTGGCGCAGCTATGACAGAGTTGCAACGCCGCTTGGCAGGGCAGCTGCGCAATCTCTGATAGTTAGCCCTAGATTGGTCATCCCCTATTCCAGGACTAGGAAGAAGTCAAACCCACATCCTTTCACATCCTATCCTTTGGACGTTGCAAATCAGTGACGGTGTGAATGTGCCAAGTCGAGTCTTGACTCCGGCTTTGTTTTGATGTGGGTTTGGCTCTTCCTAGTCCTGGGGGAGGTAGGTTTTGCCATCTGGGGGTTCCGGGTACCCAATAACCCGGAGAGTTTCGGCTCGATAAAACCGAATGGGCAATTGTGTAATTAAAATAGTAACTGTTCGTGCGTTCCTCTTACCCCTTGTCATTGAAAGGCATCTTGACCGGTGCTGGACTGGGGTAGGGGTTGAGGGCTGTCCAGTTGCTTAAAATTGATGTGTGTACTAAGGGTTACCTACGGGTGTACTAAGGGTTACCATCAAACCAAAAACAAATTCGAGAGGCTGCGCTCTCAGGCGGGGACCCAAACCCCACTGTTAGTGCTGAATCGACCTCTGGTCTGTAAAACGCGTGAGCCTCATAATTTGGCCTCCACCTGCCTGATAGGGG